GTTGCGCTGGCGTTTTTGCCGCGAAGCCGCAAACTTCCCGCAATCGTAGAACCTGTAGGCGCAAGGGTTTCAATGGTCGTTGTTGCCCCTGCGGGGCCAACGATGAAGGTGTTGGTTCCGCTGGTGTAGGTAAAGTTTGCGCTTGCCCCAAAAACCCCAGCGTTATTAAACTGAATCTGGGTGTTCGCGCCAGCAGGAGTGACAGCCGGGGGTGCTGAAAATGGCGGGGCAGATTCCAACGCTTGAATCTGCTTGCTAAGCTCAGCAAGATAAGACAGAACCTCTGCTTGGCCATTAAGAGCTACAACTTGAGCCAAGGCATCGATCTGGGCCAGTGCCTCATTTGCCGTGGCCTGGGCTGTGCCTGCCGAGATGCTGATCTCGTTGACCACATCCGGTGCGATCTCATCCACGGTGGCAAACAGCAGCTCAAACTGCCTGATCTGTTGCTGATCGGTCAGGAAGGTGGCGAGCTGGTCTCGCGTGAGGTTAAGCTTTCGTGATGTTGGTGCGGTGGCCATGGTCAGTATGCCAATGCTTCGATTTGTGCTTCAAGACGCATAAATGAGATGTGCGCGTCGCTGTCGCCTCGGAAGCGCTGGATACGCCAGTTGCGCATGTGTCCCTGCTGGAACCACGCGAGGCGCTTGGAAGTGCTTCCGATGGTGCCGACTGCGATGCTGCGATCTTGGCTCCATGCCAGGCCATCCACGCTGTAGCTGGTGCTGATCTGCGGATTGGTGTTGAGCGCGACGCTGCCGGTCAAGCTGACCAACTCCAAGCGGTTGAAAATCGCCCCGTTGCTCTCGTTGTAGACGATGAGCGTTCCAAATTCCCAGCGCACTTGCTCGCCCCAGTGGTGGCCGGTGTCTTGCACCAAGTAGCCGATATTGCTTGATTGCGGATCTCCGACCAGCCATTTGTCGTAAGCCCAGACCAGATTGCGAGCACGGTATTGGCTGAATTCAACCAGACTGGTGGTGAGCGTAAACCAGACCCGTTCTTGCAGAACCTCAGATGCCGCTGCATCGTAGACCACGGTGCGATCTGGCAGGTGGACGTAAAGATGTTCGTGAGACTTATCGTTGCGGGCCTCGAGCTTGACCAAGGCCAGTTGAGCCTCGGTGTAATTGAGCAGCAGAGTGTCGATCTCTTGCGTGCTGATCTTTTGGGTCTGCGCTGAAACCCCGAGATAGACGCCCGGTGCTTCGTTGCGACCACTGCCAAGAAAAGCAATCCTGTCAGCGTAGACGCAGCAAGCGAATGTGCCGAGAACGCCCTTCGGAATCTGAGCGCCATCAATGCGTGCGAATGGGAACAAGTCGCCGCCCACGTTGTCAAACACCTCAATGGTGTTGAGGTTCAGTGCGTAGACCTCGTTCCTGAGTTTGAGCAAGGCCACAACGGGGTCAGGGTCGACTTCGGACGATCCATATTTCAGCGGGTTGACTTGAGTGGGGTCGTTCAGCTCGGTGACGATCAGGAACTCCCCGTCTGTCGTCATGAAATATCCATCGACCCAGACTACATCCAGCACCAAGCCTAAGTCAGGGTCTGTTACTAGCGTTAAGGTTGACCCATCCCAGTAATAAAGACGCCCACCCGATGCGATGGCCAAAAGGTCGAAGCTGTAATCAAAGGTCACCAGCGCGTTGATCGAACCTCCAACATCTCCCAGCTCGGTCACAGCGCCGTCGCTGGCGACGATCACGAGCTTGGTTCCCATGACCCGGTAGCAGACCCCATTCCAATTGATGCCGCCACGGTCAATACCTGGGCCTGTGCCGTTGGACACGATGCCGTCGCCTGGACGCAGGAACCCGTTGCTGATGCCAGACTGTTTTGGCACCGGAACAAAATTCACAGGGTAAGCGGTGCGCAGTTCCGGAGCGTTGTCAGCGTAAATGCCGTTGAGGATTGGGATTTGCATTGACTACTTCGCCTTGTTTCTGGCCGATATTTTCTTGGCCTTGGCTTGTGCATCAGCCTTGGACGATGCGCCCCAAGCTCTCAGACTTAGCAGCAGGCGGGTCGGTTCTCCGTCCTTGTACTCTGGGCCAGGATTGCCACCCATGCGAGCCAAGAACGACGCCCTGCGCGGGTTGTCGCCAGACTTGACTGGTGGCTTCAAGTTCATGCCATCGGCCTTGGCAGCAGCACGCCCCTTGGCGTTCAAGCCGCCTTTGGGGTTCTGTCCTTCTTTGCGTGCGTAGGCCGGGGATGACTTGGTCGCCATTACGCTGCCACGCCTTTGATCACTGCAAAGTTGAATACTGGGGTCTCAGTCGTCGTGCCACCAGTGGTGCGGAATGTGATATTGAAACTACCAGCCGCCACCGCCGTGACCATCAAGTCATAAAGATCGGTGCCTGACTTCTGGCTCAAGATGATCACATCGGTTGCCGCCACAGTGCTATTGGTCACGGTGAAGGTCGTTGCGGTTGTTGTTCCTGCCGCGCTAAACAGCGTGATTGCGCCTGTGGTCTTGTTTAGTACCACGGGGGTGGTGCGACTCGTCAATTGCGTAACAGCACCTCCTGCGCCCGTTGCGTAGCCTACACCTGCCGTGCCAGTCGATGCAATCACTCCCGTTGCGGTCAAGCTCGTGCCGGTGGCTGCGCCGATGACTGGTGTCACCAAAGTCGGCGTGTTGGCAAATACTGCCGCCCCTGTGCCTGTCTCGTCCGTCAGGGCTGCCGCTAGGTTTGCGCTAGATGGGGTCGTAAGGAATGTCGCAATATTCGCAGCCAGGCCAGAAACGCCAGTTGCAATCGGCAAGCCTGTGCAATTGGTAAGCGTTCCAGAGGTCGGCACTCCAAGAATAGGAGTTATCAAGGTCGGGCTGGTTGCAAACACCAGTAGACCCGTGCCCGTCTCATCTGTCATCGCTGCCCGTAGGTTGGCACTTGATGGCGTAGCCAAGAACGTCTGGATGCCAGCGGCATATGCCGTTTCAGCGTTGATCTGATACCAAGAGTTCGTAGGCTGGTAGAAGCGAATCGCTGTTGCCGTACCGGCTGCCAAGAATGTCACACCGCCATAGATGGCTGATGCGCCATTCAGGGCGATCGTCAGCGAGGTGATCTCTTGCGTGGTCGTGATCAACACCGAAGTTCCGTCAGGCACACCAGTGTTCAAAGGCAGGGTGATCGTGCCAGTTGCCAGCGTACTAGCTGGTTGCAGCAGCATCCACTGGTCATTGCTGACAGGGGTCGGCACGGTGATGTTAAAGCCCGAGCCAGGCACAAAAAGATTCACCGCCAGCGTTGGCGAGGCGAACGTCGTTTGGAAGTAGGCGAGCAGCTGATTTACCGAGACCTTACGAGCATCGCCATTGTTCGGCACGTAGATCGGCAGAAGGTCGCCGCCTGATACCTGGGTGAGGCCTGCGAGCTGATTGATGGTTGGCATGATTGTAGGTCCTCAGTTGAATTCGATTTGTCCGTCGCCACCGGCCAGGAGTGGGTCAACGGGTGGGCGGACGAATGGGTTATCGTAGACGCGCCAAGGCTTGTTGCCAGACCCGGCTGGCATGGTGCTCGGAAGTTGCTGCTCCATCGGCATGGCTGCACGAGACAGGAGCGTGTTGTATGACTCTTTGGCCGTGGTCTTGGTGTCAGACATGACCTGCTTGCCGTAGGACGGAGCCAGCTTAATGCCGAGGTTCGTGTAGATCGCCTCGTTGGAGGCATCAGGAACGTTTGTCTGTTCGTCAAGGTCGCTGTCTTGCGGGCTGGAAGGCAGTGGATAGCCAAGGCGGATTCCGAGTGCGTTCCAGGCGGCCATCATGGTATCCAGGCGCCGCAGAGCAGACTGCACCTGCTCTGGCGTTAGATCAAAGGCGTATGAAGCGAGACCAATCTCGTCAAAAGCCTGCTCTATAAATTGACGCTTAGTCCATCCCATGCTATTCCCCGGTTGGCGCAGACAGTTTATCTTGGATCAATTGTAACAGTTTTTCGTCTTTGGTGCGGTCGCTGAATTTGATGCCCATATCGTTGGCCTTGGCCTCCAACTCTGCGCGAGTCGGGGGCGCACTATCTTGCGACGGGTCCTGCGGTGCGATGATTAGCGTGCCGATCGGCGATGGACGCACTTGCTTGATAGCTTTGCGCTCAATGGCCTGCGCTTTTTTCAGCTTGCGCTTTTGCAGCCGCAGCTCTCGCCACGGGGCGAGAGCTTTGGTCTTGACGATTGCGGCTGACTTTATCATTTCTTCATTGGTGCTTTGCTTGGCTTGCCTGCGGCTTTTGCCGACTTGCTTGCCATCCCCAGCGCCATCGCGACGGCTTGCTTTTGTGGCTTGCCAGATTTCATTTCCATCTTGATATTCTTGGAAACGGTCTTGTCTGAATAACCTTTTTTCATTGGCATTTTGTTCTCCATGTGAGACAGGCCAACATCTCTGCTGGCCTGTCTGTTTCACTTACATGATGCGATACACAATGAATGTGTTGGCAGCAGTCTTGCGGAGACGGAAACGTGCCGCTGCACCAGAAGTGGCACCAGTTGCAGCACCGCCCACGATGGTCACGCCTGTGTTGACCGTGATGGTCAAAGCAAATGCAGCCAAGGTGATAAGGCTGAAGTCAAACGAGTCATCAATAGCGAACACCGTTGCGGCTTCAAGCGTGGCGGCTGTTGGCAATTGAATGTTGCGACCAGTCGTTGGAGTTGCCGTGATGATACTGGTGAGCAACTCAGCCGCAGTCATGACCATCGAACCGCCATCAGCAATGTTGGCTGGTGCAGGTTGATTCTGCCAATTGCCATCGTTGCCGATCTGTGGTGCTACTCCAACGCTATACAAAACACCTGACGCGCCAGCTTGAATGGTCACATTGGTGGCATTGGTGAATGCACTTGAGATATAGGTGGCGTTATCAACCACGGTCAGCAAGTCTTGCGATTCAGGGAAGTTGGGGAAACCAACTTCCTGAAACACGTTTGCTGGCGAGAAAGATTGAATGGCGATTTTCTGTCCAGCAGGAACAGTAACGGTAGCCGTGCCCTGAGTAAAAATTACTTGGTAGCTCATGATGATTCCTTAGGCTTGATTGAACAGCAAGATACCAGACATTTCTGGTTGCTTGTTGACCACGCCGAACAAGGTATCGAGACGATACTTGGTCTTCATGGTGTTGACGTCGTACTGCTTTTGCATGACCAGCTCGATGCCCTGGTCGGTGCTTGCACGCATCACTGCGACACCAGCATCAGACGGGACAGCGTAACGGCCAGGCAGAATCTCCAGAGCATCTTTCTGCCAGAAGCAGTTCACAGGTGCAGTGGTAGTGTTCAAGCGGTTCACGGTGCGACCAGCAGCAGCGGTAACGATGCAGTTCTGGTATTGCAGCTCAGCGTCAGTGCCACCCTGGGCCGAGATGATCGGTGGGGTGATGACGCAGGTCGTTCCAGTGACCACCTGCACGACACGGAAGGTCTTTGAGAAGCCCGTGCCTTGCTTGGTGATGTGATGAACAGCCTCAACGCCTTGGATTTCAATGGCAGAGCCAGCAGGCAGGTCGGTGGTGCTCGACACGGTAATCGTCTGGAAACGATTGTCCACGTTCTGCGTTTCACCAGTTGATGCGGTGGAGGTCGCCACTGGTACGTAGTAATTGTTGGCCGCCGCCAGGGTGCTCATCGTTGGATCAGCACCAGTCGCACCGGTGAGGCGGTTGGT